GAGTCCCCCGAGCGTCTGGCGGTTGAATCCGCCATTGGGGAACGCGGGGGCGAGCGCGGTCCGGACCGCGAGAATCAGATTGTTGATGACGGTTTCGGTAAGCTCCGTCTCTTCCCCGGGAGGCTGATTCAACGCGCTGCCGAAGGCATACACAATCAGCAGGGCCTTGAGCGTGACTTTGCCGGGGGTTCCTTCGGGGCGGGGATTGTCCACCGCTCCCACGCCGATACTGAAGAGCGCGGGCTGCTGGGCCGGCCCCAGCTCGTCGGGCGATACGTGCCGGCGCCCCACGGTGACGAAGGTGGGAGGCGAGCCCTGGAGCTGCTGCTGAAGCAGCGCGAACAGCGCCGCGTAGATCGGCTCCGCGTTGACGACTTGAAGCTGGCTAGGCATCGGGGTATAGTGAGTGCATGGAAGAGAACGCCCTTCGGGATGAGACGGGCATCAAGTTAGAAGGGCCTGAGACTGTCGCGGTGCATCTGAGCACAGCGGCGACTGCGGTGTTCCTCTGTGTCGATCAGGTTTTGCCGCGCTTTGACTACGTCCTATTTCGATTAGGCGGACAAACCGTGGGCAGCTTCAGCACAGGAGCCGTGAGCGGTTGGCGGATCGTGGCGAGCGGGCGGGATCGCTGCGCCTTCTGCGGCGCGCCCATCAAGTAAGCTGGCTAGGCGCTCAGCGCCTCTTCCACGCGCGATTTCAGCCGCTCGAAGAATTCCGCCTGATACCCTTCTCCGGTAGCGAAAAAGAACGGCTTCGCGCCAATCGAGAACGCCTTGTGCGCTTTCCGTAAGTCCGTATCCCCGCCGATTTTCATGGCCATGAGCGTGTCTTCGACGGCGGGAATGTTGACGCCGTATTCGAGCCAATAGTGCGGCTGCTTTCCCCGGTTGCGGGGCTTGTAGATCGCGGCGATCGCGTCTTCGGTTTCGATGACTCTTCCCGCTCTTCCGAGGATGCTGGCCAGCCGGTCGTTATCTTTCTCGGGCCGCGGGTCTGGAGGATGCGCACTCGCGGCTTCGACTTCGGCCTGCCGCAAGCCTTGCACGCCGTCCTTCATCCCCAACCGGACGCCCACCAGGATGCGTTCCTTCAGGTGATCGATGTAGGAGATGGACTCGTCCACCGACGTTTGGCTGAGGTTGAAGAGGATCATCGCTGCCGCGCCTTAGCCATGGCCAGCTTCTTATCCATGTCGAGCAAGGGCACGCGCTCCGGAGGCGTTTGCAGCGGGTCGTATCTGCGATACCGTTCGATGACGCGTTTGACCGAGGCGGGAATTTCGCTTTCGGGCGTGGCCACGGTTTCACCCGACGCCATGTGCTTGTTGGTCTGGCCGATCCACTGGCGAGCTTTGTAGCGGTAGGACACCCACTCGATCACGGCCTGCGCTGCATCGCCGGGAACGGTGGCATATCCGGCGTTGTAGGTGATCGAGTATTCCCGCTCGTCCAGAAACGTGTGGACCTTCCCGTCGAAATACAGTTCGTACCTGCGCTCCGGGTCCACGTCCATGTCGATCCACCAGCCCGGCTGCACATCGTTCTCGGATTCCGGGATGGCTTCGAGGTCGCCAACATCGAACCAGGTGTACGTGATCTGCACCTGGATTTGGGCTGCCACATCCGCAGCGGAGAACAGGTAAGTGCCCGTCGAGGGATTCACGCTGTACTGCCCTGCCTGCAAGGTTCCTTGCGAGACGAACGCGAGCGGGAGGCCGGTCGCCACGTTCACAACGGCTGCATTGTGATTCAGCGGACCCGGAGGCCCGTCGTGCATAAAGTTCGCCGCGTTCACCACTTCGACGGTGAGGACGGGCGGGGGATCCAAACCGAGGGTGTAGGTCTCGACGGCCTGCTCGATGCTGGTTCCCGTCTGCGGCGGGGAAGCTCCTTCGATCAGCGACACATTTGTGATCGAATTCAGCGGCCAGTGTCTCAGCACCATCAAGTCGCCGCCGTCGCCTTCCCGCACTTCCTGATAATCCAATGCGGGGTAGAAGTCCGGGCGCTTGATCTCGTTGATGAAGTCGAGCGAGACGGAGGTGATGAGCGCGTTGATAATCGCGTCGTCGGTCGTCACCGTGCCCATCACGAGCCACGAGTGGATGTCCGAGAGTTGGCAGAGGTTAGCCACGTGTCGCCGCCCAATCTTCCATGCGCAGACTCCAGAGCAAGCGGTCCACGCCTTCGTGCTTCGACCCTGTCTGGTCGGGATTTTTGTCCCACGCCCTGACCAACATGCGGATCGCCTGCTTCACCCGAGAAGGCACGGAGGCCGCGCTTGTTCCGTAGCCCGCCGTGTAGTTGATCTGCACCGCGTTGGGAACGTAGAGGACGGCGGGCCAGTTCTGCCCGGAGTTCGGGAACAGCCTGCCCGGTTCGGTGGAATTATCCACCACAAAATTGCCCTGCTGATTCGCGGGCGTTCCCGGAAGCAGCGTCTCAAGCTCCCCGGATTCCGCGTCCACGTATTGAATGTTCGTGACCGTGATGAGTGGCGGACAGAAGAGCTTTATCATCTGCGAGTAGTTCCAGAGGGTTGTGGAATATCTCGGCAGCGAGTAGTAAGCGGGCGGATAGGCCTGCTGGCTCATGACCGTGTCCGTGTAATACGGGAACGAATCCAGGCACATTTGCAGCCCGGTGGCGATAAAGACGCGCCGGGTGAACATCTCGCAGTACTCCCGCGCGGCTTTCACCGTGTCTCTCAGCCGGGTGGCGAGATTGGAACTGGTGACGTGATCGGAATCTTCCCAAGGTCCATAGCCGAGCATCACCTTGACTTCGGCGAGCGAGAGCGGCTCGACAGCGGGCGGAGAGGTGATTACAATCGAGGACATGATAGATAGCCGGGATGCGGGCCTGTGGCTGCGATGGGCTGAAGAAGAGGCCCATCTGCGGGCGGACGTGCAACGAAAGGGCTACGCGAAGCGACTCTGGCGGATCGGGCTGGGGATGAATCTCCCGCTTTCAGTTCGGGAAGCGTTCACTATGGCGATGCGCACCGAATCTTACGTTGCGGCGCGCGCTTTGATCTGGCCATACATGCCAGTTCCGATGCCGCGCCCGATCTTCCGGCTGGTTCCTGGCTGCGCAGAAATGAGCGAGGGCCACGAGATGACCGCGCCGCGCGCGGGAAACCCGCCGAAGGACCTAGGCCCGCTCAATTAGGAACGTGTCATCCGGCGCGTCGTAACCGACATCGCGCTCCTGGGCTTCCTCAGTTGGAATCACGTTGCCGCTTTCGCCAGAGCAATCGCAGCCCTGGGTCCACACGTCCCGGTCGCCGTGCTGAGCGATCAGCGCCTCCAGCTTCTTGATGAGTTCGGAGGCCTTCACCGCAATCCGCTGCCGCCGGTCGGTGGCTTCGGCGGCTCACCAGTGAGCGGCCTGGCCGGCTGATAGCCGCCGCCCCGCGTCTCGCGTTTGGCCGCGCGCGCTTTCGCCTCGAGGTTTTCGGGCGCCCTGATGAACTTGCCTTGCGCGATGACTTCGAGCAGCGCGCGCATGCGCCCCAGTTCGGCGGCCTGGATTCTTCCCAGATCTTCGACGGCTTTCAGGCGCTCGTCGAGCCACGGCGCGTGCAGAGAGGCTCCCTGGCAGGAATGCAGCGTGCCTGATTCGTAGCTTTCGTGGCAGCGTGGGCAATTCATAGGTGGAGCACCTTCGGCGGTATCGCCGTTGCGGGAACGATCAGACTCGCCGGGGCCGCTTCCAGAAACGCGCCCTTGTGTTCCGGGCAGTAGTGGCCATGCGGCAGAACCAGCCATTTATGCTGTTGCGTCATCACGCCGAAAAACGCCTGGATCAGTTGCATCTCGGTCGCTCCCGGAGGCGCTGGCATGCGCGCTTGCTTGACGCAGCGCGGGTTGTCGCACAGCATGAAGCAGAGATGCTGCGGGTTGCCTTCCTCGACTACGATGCGGAACATTACCTGGTGGCCTCGCTCATTCCGGCGGTGATGGCCACGTCCAGCCCGAACGTGTCCAGCCCTTTCAGAATACCAGGATATTCTCCCACGATGCGCTTGCACTCCGCGAGTTGCCACGGCTCTACCGAGGGGCGAAGGTGCTGCATGAGGTGGGCGTATGGTTCCCACCAGGATGAAGGCACGGGAGCCAGGATGTCAGCGTTGGCGCGGCTCCAACATTCCGCGAAGCTTTGAGGCGGCGCCGCTGGCGGAATGTGCTTCGGCTCGAACCCGTACACCGCGAGCGAGTAGTATGCCCGGATCTTCTCCGGCGTGTCGCGCTTGCCGCCCACGATCCCGCGCTTCAGGTTCAGCGCGTCGTTCAGGCAGTACAGCAGTTGCTTTGCCCGCAGTCTGCGTTCGTCGAGCATCTGGAGGTGAAACAATCCCCCATGCTCGCGTTTCACCGGACGGTAACCGTGGCCCGGTAGACCGTAAGGCGAACGGTGGTGATGCTGGTACCCTTTATCCGTTTGCCAGCTATACGACGGGCAGTCCCGAAACGCGGTGGCCGTGTGAGCCTGCGCCCAGATTCCCGAGGTGTGCATCCGGTCTACGGCGCCGCGCAAGTTGATCTGCGGCAGATCGAGCGTGTGGCCCGGAGGCGTCGCTTCCACGTAGGCCCGGATTCCTGGAAGCAGGTTGCCGGTGACCAGCTCGTCCGCGTCGAGGATGGCGATGTGGGTGGCGTGGCGGCCGCGGGCGAATTCGAGGAGGCTTTGCCGGTGTTCCATTTCGTCCCAGGCAAGCTCTGGAACGCGCGAAAACCCGACATAACAACGCTCGGTTTTCAGAATATCGTTATAAACGCGCCATGTGTCATCGTCGCTTGCGTGATCGAGCACAATCACTTCGTCGCACCACATCAGCGCGGCGCGCAGCGTCAGGCCGAGCACCCAGGCCTCGTTGCGCACGGGCATGGTGGCGACGATCTTCATGCCGCTACCAGCTCCGGCAAATCGCCGGCTTTGACGGTTGCGGCCGCTTTGAGCACCAGCAGGCTATCCCAGTGTCCCAATGTGTTTCCCGGTCCCACGGGAGTCAGTTCGTGCTGCACCACGCGATAGTCTTTGAGCGGTCCCGAGAACAGCTTTGCAAAGTAGGCATCGTTCCATCGCTTGCGGTCCTGGTAGTCGTGAAACTCCACGCTGATTTGGGACGCGATGGGGCCAGGCCAGTTTTCGAGGATCGAGAATTCGGAGCCTTCGCAGTCGAGCTTGACCACATCCCAATGCTCGATATCCAGCTTGGACATCAGCGCCTCGATGCGCATCGCGCGGACCACCAGCATTTCAGCGCCCTCCACGGGGCCGGATGCAAGATGGTTTGCCATTCCGTCGCCGGGGAACTTCGCATAGAGAGCGGCAGCTATGCGGCCTCCGGTCAATGCGATGGGAAGAGCGCGTCCCTTTGTCGCCGGGTCCGGTTCCAGGCATGTGAACAAAGCCTCCGGGCTGATGCGCTCGAATTCGGTGCAGAATTCCTGCATCCGGCAGCCCACATCGAGCACGCGCGGATGCCTGGGAATCAGGTCCACGTCCACCGTGTGCCCCGCCAAGCATTCGAGTCTCACTCGATACCCCCGTGCTGTACCAGGATCAGCCTGTCGTCTTCCGTGCGCCCTTCGCTACACTCGATCACTTCGCAAGGAAAGGGGAAATCGTTGTAATTGTCGCGCGGCTTCACGTCTTCGATCAGATACGCGCCGGCCGGGGAAAGCTCTGGTACGAAGAGTCGCGCGGTGAGCTTTTGATGCTCCCAGACGTGCGAACCGTCGTCCACGATCAGGTCCAGATTTCCGCCGATGGCTGAAGCGGCCGCCCGCAGGTCTTGCTCGCTCGACTGGTCGCAAATCATCGATCTGATTTTGCGCTCGTTGCGCAACGTATCCGGCCGGATGTCCAGGCCGAAGATTTCCGCCTCCGGGAATAATTCCTCCCAGATCAGCAGGCTTCCCGCGTGCGGATAATCGTCGTGGAACAGGTGCGCATAGCCGAGGCCGATTTCGAGAATGCGCTTGATCCGCCGCCCCGCGAAGAGCCGGTTATAGGTCGGGGCGTAGTTGTGCGACAGCGGGTTTTCGGGAATGACCACCTTGGGCGTGTGGTACTTCAGGCAGAGTTCGGTGAATCGGTCGGTCCACACTTATTCCATGCTCCCGTCATGCACCAGC